GAAGTTTGCAAGGGTTACGAGCACCTTAACAACTCGCCAATTATTTTTGAAAAATAACATTAACAAGTAGAAAAAATGAGCTTAAAAAAATTCATTAGCACAAAGTTTGACTATGATGTTGCTGGACTAGCAGCATATGTTGACGAACAAAGAGAAGACCTAATCACACGTTCAGTGACTGAGGCACGCACACTTGAGTACATCGCTATTCAAGAAGGCATCAAAGGATCAGAAGAAATCAAATTGCTTGATGATTCAATTGTATATCAGTCAGGTGACTGTACAATGACTCCAGAAGGAGACACAATTTTCACAGATCGTGCAATTTCTGTTGAGACTCTTGGGTACATGAAGCGTTTCTGCCAGAAGGACCTTGCAGGTTTCTGGACTCAGTTAGCTTTGCGCCCGGGTGCAATGGCTGAAGATCAGTCTTTGCCGTTTGAAGCACAATTGACTAGCTACCTTTTAAGCTTGCATGCAATTGAGCTTACAAGTTAATCTGGAAGGGTAACAAATCAACTGGTACAGGTAACTTGGCATGGATGAATGGATTCATTCAGTTTGTAACTGTTGCCAATGGTGCAGTAAACTTGAACACATCAGGTACAGCATCAATGGATGCAACAAATGCATATGACATCTTCTATGAGTGCTTTACAAATACACCTGAAGCAGTAGCAGAAAATGCATCATTTGTATGCTTCGCTGGCCGTGAGTCTTTCAACTTCTTGATGAAGAACTTGGTTGACTTGAACTTCTTCCACTACTCTCCTGCACAAATTGCTTCAATGACTGAGATCGTTGTTCCAGGTACAGACATGAAAGTGGTACGTATCCCAGGATTGAATGGATCAGATGCTATCTTCACAGGTAAGTCAACTGAATTCATCTTCGGAACTGACTTGACATCTGACTTTGATAACTACGAAATGTGGTATTCTCAAGATGATGACGTCATCTACATCCGTTCTAAATTCCGTGCTGGTGTTCAGGTTCCTTTCTTGAATCAGATTGGTGTTTGGAGAAACGACTAATTAACAATTTTTATGGGAGCGCTCAAGGGTGCTCCCTTTTACAAAACTAAATACACAGAACACATGGCATGTGAAATGACAAATGGGTACAATGACAGAACATGTACCAATGGTAAGGGTGGAATCAAATCGGTTCTATTATTTCCAGTGTCTGCCGCTACATCAACAGTGGTTGACAATGTAGTCACTGTGCTGACTGTAACTGGTGAGACATTCTTGTATAAATTGAAGAGCAATCTTTCAAGCTATGCAGCGCCTATCAAGGTGAACAAAGATAATGGAACACTTTGGTATGAGCAGACATTGACAATGATCCTTGCATCCGATTCAAAAGACCTTCGCTCACAAATCCACTTGCTTGCACAGAATGAAATTGTAGCATTGGTAGAAAAAGCTGATGGAACAATTGTAGCATTAGGACTTGATGAAGGAGTACAAGTGAATGATGGAGGTGACTACACTTCAGGTACAGTGAAATCTGACCGCAATGGACACACTATTGTCCTATTCGGAATGGAGAATAATGAGGTACCAGATGTTGATGGTACAGTTTATCAGACTTTGCTTGGACAGCAGTCACCAGCAGTTTAATTCAGACCGCACAAAATAATTGAGGGGAGGGAAATGATTCCTTCCCTTTTTTGCTTAAATTAGAGCTATGAAAATAAAGGCAGTATATATTGGTGCTGATCTAAGAGTCAATGGCAAGAGGTGGAAAATCACTGAAGGCAATGAATCTGAGTATGAATCAGCTGGCTTATTGTTTATCTTTGAGCCGAAATCACCTAAATTAAAGCGCAATGCTAAGAATACAGAGAGCACACAGCAGCACATTGATAGTGACAGTGACGGAGCTGCAGACACTGACAGCGCCATACTGGCTGTTTGAATTCACACATCAGCAAAGCTTTGAGACAGTGACCTGTATCCTGGAGAATATCAGCACTGGTATCCCAAGATATGATGAATTTGTGATCATTGATGAGGTGGACTTGACATTTCCATACGGAGGTGACTATACTTACCGCATCTGGGAGCAAGAGAGTGACTCAAATCTAGATCCATTGCAGGCACATGCGCTGTGTGAAGAAGGACTTGCCAAGGTATTTGAGGATACTGCAGCAAACAATGAATATGACACTGAAATAATACACACAATATATGAGTGACAAGATGTTCACACTTTCATTCTCTAAGGAATATCAGAAGCCTTTGGAGATGAAGGACAAGAAGACTGGAGTAATGAAATGGGGAGCCAGAAATGACTATCCTTTTTTCTTGATTGACCTATTGAATGGGTCCGCTTGGCACCAGGGAATAATCAAATCAAAGACTTTCTACATTGCAGGATCAGGACTTGAAGTGACATCCGGAGATGCAACTTTATTTTTGGAGAATCCATACAGTGACTATGACATGAATGAGATTGTGCAGCGAATGACCTTTGACTTTGAAGTCTTTGGTGCAATGGCTGCCATTGGCACATGGAACAGAGAAGGTACCAGAGTGGTCAGATGGGAGTTTATTGACATTGATGCTGTGAGATCTAGCGAAGATGAGCGCACATACTTTGTCAGTGATGACTGGAATGCCAGGGAGCAGACAGCTGAAGGGACCAACTTCAGAAGCTATCCTGCACTAGATGAGACGAACAAAACAGGATCATTCATTCTATATTACAAGGAGCCAGCTAAGAGATCCAAAGGTGAGAAGGGTATCTATCCTAAGCCTGCGTACTATGGTGGCATCACAGCCATTCAGACTGATGTTGACATCAGTAAATTCCACATGTATGAGATTCAGAATGGATTCAAGGCAGGCACACTGATCAACTTAGCTAGTGGCTTTCCTGAGACAGCTGAAGAAGAAAGAAATATCAAGGAACAAATCAAAGGCCGCACACAATCTGTTGAGGATGCTGGAGAAATCATCATCACATTTAGTGACTCAGCTGCAGATGCACCAACTGTGCTATCATTGAATGGCAATGACTTGAGTGACCGCTATCTAATGACTGAGAAATCAGTGCAGCAGAATATATTGGTGGCACATTCAGTGACATCACCATCACTCTTTGGTATCATCAAGGATGGATCATTCAATGCAGCTGAGTCTGCAGATCTCTTTGAGATATTTAAGATGACCTATGTGAATGCTCGCCAGCGCCAGATTGAATGGATGATTAACTACATGGCATCATTAAGTGGAGCTATGGCAGTGTTAAAGCTCAGAGATGTGGCACCAATTGCGTCTATTGCTAAGGCTGTTGCACCAATCGTATCACCAACAGGTGCACCAACAGCAACCGATGTGCCCGTAGATGTAGCCAAAAGCGCATTGAATGGAGCACAGATAGCATCATTAATTGATGTGGTAGCACAAATCAAGGCAGGAACACTGACAGCTGACTCAGCATTGCAGATTGTTTTAGCTTCTTTTCCTGGAATAGATGAGGCACAAGCACGCAAAATTGTTGGTCTGCCAACTGTAGCAATGTCTAGCTGTGGATCAAAGCACACGTTTAGCCGTGATGAACTAGACATTTTTAGTGAGTATGGCCGTAATGCAGAAGACTTCTATGTGATCAAGGAACAAATCATTGAATGGGATACACCCAATGATGATGTGTTTGCAGCACATGACATGATGTTTGCCACTGTTGGAGAGCTCATCATACAGATGAATGACTATGACAAGAATGTGGCCGACATGATTAGCAAAGGAGAGGATTCTACAGCCATTGCTAAGGCAACGCAGTCAACTATTCAACAGGTAGCTGAGTCAATTGCAAAGCTCACAGCATTGGAGGTGATTAGCCAGGGACAAATTACTGATCTAGGTCAGAACATTGTGGACCAAGCCAAGGCACCAGTGGCACAATTTGAAGTAGTTTATTCATACAAGAAGCGCCCTGGTGTTCCTGATGCCAAAAGTGGCAGCCGTGAATTCTGTGCAAAGCTGATTGAACTGAACAGACTCTATACAAGAGAAGATATTAACAACATCACTGCAAGAGTGGACCGCAATGTATGGACATACAGAGGTGGATGGTATACGAATCCAGACACTAAAGTCACCACACCATTCTGCAGACACATTTGGGTACAGCAACTAGTAATCAAGAGATGATGAATATGATGATCACAGTGGACAATCTCAAGAAGCTTGGATTGATTCACAATAATACAGATACAAAGATTCTAGGTGTCGCTATTAAGCGCACTCAGGACATGCACATTCAACCTGCCACAGGAACATGCCTATATAAGGCCCTATTGCAGCGCATTGAAGACAATGACTGGGATGCTGACTATCTAAACCTGATGAACAACTACATTCTGCCATGTTTGGTGGCATTTGTTGACTACAGATCTGCAGTGCTATTGAATGAGAAGCTCACCAACAAAGCAGTGGGCCGTAGCACAGATGAATATCAGAACGCAAACACGGATACTGAGACATCAGCACTAAGAGATCTCCTTCGCAAGGATGCATATTTTTACAAGGAGCGCTTGATTGGATTCTTGGTAGATGACAATGGCCAACTTTATCCAGAGTATGTCACTGGATGTGATGACAATTGTGCTGAATCAGTGACTAAGGACAGAACAGGATATACACCTACTGGATGGATAGTGTAAAGAAAGAATTTAAGGCCAGTAAGAAGGCCGTTGACAAGCTCAAAAAATACCTAGAGAGAAATGGACAGAACACTCAATCAGCTGATGCGAGAGCTCAGCGAGATAGCAACAGCACACAGACAAATCAGGGAGTACTTTCAAGGTGACTATCTGGATGCTGTCAGCCGTGATGCTGCACTGTATCCATTGATGGTGGCAACACTTCAACCGGGCAATCTAGGAGATGGATTTGTCCAGGTGAATGTGATCATCACCATTGCCGACAAATATAATTTACAGGAATACCGTCAGATCAATGAGATTCATTCTGACTGCTTGAGCATATGCAATGACATCAAGGTGACAATGCAGCAATACAGGTGGAGTGAATTCTCTGACATTAACTTCACAATGAGCACTGATCCATTCATTCAGCGCAGTCAAGATATGACTGCAGGGTGGAGTATGAATGTATCTCTCAATATCTTTGATGACGGCAACTGGTGTGATTTACCAATGGATGACTATGACTTTGAGAATGGCACACCTATATATTCAAATGACTGTGCAGATGCAGTGGTGGTGAATAGTGATGGATCATTCAGTCAAAGTATCCCATCAGGAGATACATACATCCTGCCAGATACAACATACAATGTGTATGTCAATGAAGTGCTACAGAATACAATCACCGTTTCAACATTAACAACAACAGACATCAACATAGTATGGCAGTAAATATATCAATCCCTTCAGAAGTAACTCAGACTATTACTGATGGAGTAACTACAACGGCACCTTCTGAAAATGCAGTCTTTGATGCACTATCTTTAAAAGCCAACACTGCAGATCTTGCAGATGTTGCAACAAGTGGTGACTACAATGACTTAATCAATCAGCCATCTATTCCTGCAGCTCAAATACAAAGTGATTGGACTCAAGCGACAAACACAGCACTTGACTACATCAAGAACAAGCCTACTATTCCATCCATTGCAGGATTGGTACCGAATACTCGCAACTTGACTATTAATGGTACAACATATGACTTGAGTGCTGATAGAACATGGACCATTGCAGCAACGGCATCCACACTACAGCACGCAGTTAAGGCTGGAGAAATCATGACCAAAGGGCAAGCAGTGTATGTGAGCTCAGCGGATGGCACTAATATGATTGTGACTAAGGCATCCAATACAACTGAAGCAACATCCAGTAAAACAATGGGATTGATCATTCAGAATCTTGCCAACAACGGCCAAGGTTATGTAATGACTGAAGGACTTTTGACAGGATTGAATACTGCAGCTGCAACAGCTGGTGATCCAGTGTGGCTTGGGACAGGTGGAAACTTGATTTATGGACTAGTCAACAAGCCAGTGGCACCTGCTCATCTTGTATTCATTGGAATAGTAACAAGAGCCAATGTCAACAATGGAGAGATATTCATTCGTGTTCAGAACGGATTTGAACTTCAGGAGCTGCACAATGTATTAATCACATCACCTACAGGTGGCGCAGGATTGGAATATCAGACTAGCACATCACTTTGGATTGATGCAAGCATACAATATACCATCGAACTGATTGATGCGCTTACAGTGGACTTTTATGCACCATACAATATGAGTATAGATGCAGTGACCAATATCAAGAATGCGCCTACAATCACACTACAAGATGATGGTGCTGCATATACTTTGGGAGCTACCATAGCTGTAGGCAGCAAGATCACCGTGACAGCGTCAGTGGCTGGAGTCTGCAACTTAACTATCAGCAAGATATGAGCGACAACAGATATATAAAAGCAGCAGCACCTTCAGCAGCTGCACCAGTGGGAGCTAAGCTTCTAAAGACTGGCCAAACGACTTCATATACAACTGGTGATGATGGAGCCACACAGCGTGGTAGATCCACTTCATTCTTGGTACTGCCTTCAAACAATCCATTTGGCAACACAAATAGATTTACCAGTAAAACAGGAACGCAAACATATACTAATAAAGTGGCATATGATTGGAGCACATATGATGGTAGTACAGTACTTGCATATTACTTTGGGGATATGACTTCAACAAGACCATTTGCTACACAATGTACTCAATACACTGGAAGCACAATTGATGGCTTGAATGGATGGTATTTAACAAATTTTCAAGAGATGAATAACATCTTGAATTCATCTTTAATAAGCAACTTCATGCTGAACTATGCACCATTCAATACAACTTTGAGATATTTTTGGATATCAACAAATCCTACTGGATTGCAAGGTGTAGCAACAGATCTAGCTGCAAATGGTTTATATATAAGTATTGCAAAAACATCAGCACTTTACGGCATGTGGTGCCGAGTGTGTACAGTAACAGGAACGACAATAAGCTAAAAAGATATGACAAAGTATAAATTCCCACAATTCAACGTAGAAATTGTTGATCCAATTATCATCATGATCACAATACATGACAATGTGCTTGATCACACATGCTCAGTGGACATGGAGCTCACATCTGATGGTGCAAAATTCGGAATCAATCTTCCTGGATTCACATATGATACTGATTGGAATGATGATGAGGTCCGCATCTGGGCATTCACAGAGCTACAAAAATACGAAGTTTAGAACATTCATACATATTAAAGTATGACATCTCTCCTACGTACAGCTTTTTTGACATCTATAGCTTTCTTTGCTCCAATTGCACTCATCATTCTAGCTGTAGGCTTGGCTATCTTAGCAGATACTATTGTGGCCCTGGCACTGACTAAACATAAGTTTTTAAGCAAGCGCCTGAGACATGGTATTTTAAGCAAGACAATTGCATATGAAGCTTCAGTGCTTCTTTTATTTCTTGTTGACTATGCAATGATCAATGATGCCATGCTCACAGTGTTCAGTGTCCCATTTGTAGTCACTAAACTAGCAGGATTGTTCCTTATTGGCATTGAGATATCTAGCATAGATGAAAAAATAAGAGATAAATACGGTGATGATAAAGGAATAATTAGTAGATTCAAGAAGTTTATAAGCAGCATAAAGAAGATAAAAGACAGTTTATGAGGTATATTGCCATCATTCTACTCCTAACATCATGCAACGCAGCATACCATGTGCGCCAGGCAAAGAAGCATATAATCAAAGCACAGGCTAAAGGTGCTACATTTGGCACAGATACAAGCTATCAGTACATTTTCAAGACAGATACACTCTACAATACTATCACAAAAGAGATTGAAGTAATCAGATCAGTGGTTGATTCTATTCCTGTACTTCATGACGTAATCAAGTATATTCCTTTGACACGATACCAGGAGCGGATTGAGTACAAATTGAAGAGAGATACCTTAAGATTGGTAAGATACATTGCCAAGAAGGAGCAGAAAGCAAAAATAAAAACATCACCAATCACACTGATCACAAAAATCATTCTAGCCCTTTGGCTAATTATTGTGATCTGGATGGTATATAAAATGGCAACATGGAAAGGATAGTAGAAGTGGCAACAAAGTACATTGGACAAAGAGAGAAGCCCGGCAACATGGGATTTATCAATCCAGAATTTGATGCTAAGATGCGGACCGTAGGTTTTGTGAATACTCAAGCCTGGTGTGCTTACTTTGCTGAACTTGTTTGGAGAGAAGCAGGTCAAGATACTAAGCCATTCAGTGCATCAGCATTCAAAACATATTTGAACTAT